CACTGAGGCTCCTAAGCTAGAGAAGTTAATGCTGGAAACCATCGAATTTGGGCGTGAGCCCGAATTAGACAAATATCCGGCGTGGTTGAGGAGACTCGTAGCTGCATCTTATAAAGATGCAGTACAACTACGATATCTTCGACAGCTTCTTCTGTTCTGCTATAAAGCCCTAGTTCCACATGACTCGAAAACAACCTCAAAAACGTTTCAGCAATTTGCTGAAACTAACGCTACTGTTGGGCGGTATGGCAATTGGCTCTCAAATGCCAGTCCCATACTACTCGATCTTGCTCGAAAGCATTGTCAATCAGTTCTCTTCAGGTTCCGCGAGAAGGCTTTAACACCTTCTCACGGTCCCGGAGCGGTTACCACGAATAAAGATTCATGGTCCCACTTATACTCTACAATAGAGTATTTGTATCCGTTCAGCGATTGGTATTGTCCCTATTTTAATAGTGACAGTGCCGAATGCTGGGACAGACTGGTTGCCAAGAACATAATTGAGGCAAAGCTTATTGCTGTCCCTAAGGACAGCCGTGGGCCTCGTCTCATTTGTGTTCACCCTGCTGAAGCCATATGGCTTCAACAGGGATTGCGAATAGAGCTGGAGCGTGCTATCACACTCCAACGCAAAGCGACTGGACCCTGGCCCCATGGCAGGATTCAGTTTGATAATCAGGTTGCTAACGGATCCATTGCTCTCATATCATCTCGATCACGGCGTTATGCCACAATCGATATGAAGGAAGCATCGGATCGCATATCGGATGTTCTTGTACAAATCCTTTTTGGAGATAAATACAAGTACTTCGGATGCAGTCGTGCCCAAAAATACTTCACTGCCGACAACGTTGTCGGTGGGGATTTACATTGCTACGCTCCTATGGGGAACGCAACCACGTTTCCTGTACAGAGTTTAGTATTTTGGAGCATTTGTGTGGCTACATTGCAGTACCATGGGTTTCATCAACCCGGTGCTGTTTTTGTGTTTGGTGATGACATTATAGTTCCGACCTGTATGGTCGAACGAGTCATAGACTCGTTGGAATCATTCGGGTTGCTCGTCAATCGGACAAAATCCTTTTGGCGAGGTCATTTCAGGGAATCTTGTGGTGTTGATGCCTTTAAGGGTATTAACGTCACTCCAGTCCGCTGGAAGACAACTATTGATGCCGAACACACTGAAGGAATGCAGTCCCTTT